ATGCAAAAACGTACTATGACGACATGGTCAAAAAGGGAACGGAGTTGCTTGCAGAAATGAAAGCACTGGCAACGACTGTCGAACTGGAGGACGATGCGACGCAAATCAAGTATCGAATGGGTATCTCAAACGGTACGTTGTATTTTGAGGAAATCACAAAGGAGGCAAGTGAATAATGGCAGCAGGTGACAGAATATTCATGGCGAAAGAATCCACGTCGCAGGAGATTCTTTCCAACACAAAGAAAATTATCGAGGACGCAAAAGCAAAACCGAAAAGATACGGAATGAGAATCAACCTCCTCGACAGCAATCCGGCAACCCGTGTCAAATATCTTTATGATGCGGTTGGAATGACACCCGCAGGAATGAATTTCGCAGGAGGCGGGTTCGATTATGGAGACTGGGGAGATATTTGGTTCGTAAAGAAAAACCGTCCGGTCATGGTAAGAACTGACGGAACGGTTGACTATGAACTGAATCATGAAAACCATGCTCTCAAGCTGAACGGAGGAGCATCGGACATCACAAAAACATCATACGGTGGAAATGCAATGTCCGAGATTCCTCTGATTTGGGTCAAGAGATGGACACAGAACAATTATCATTTTGTTGTGTTCTGTGAGGAGCAGTACGATGACACATACAAAGCATACGCACACACCGACGCAGACGGAAATGTCCTGCCTGTGACATATTTCCCGATGTACGAGGGTTCGGTTGTCAACAACAGGATGCGTTCACTCTCCGGTCTCACACCGACAGCGTCCATGACAGACGAGCAGGAGACGACCGCAGCAAAGCAGAACGGCGACAGATGGGATAAACAGTCATTTTCTGAAATCAACCTCATGTATGAAATGTGTACGATGATTACATGTAGCACCAACTCACAAGGCAAGTTTGGAAACGGAAACAGTCAGTCCGACAATTTCTTGCAGACCGGAACACTCAACGGAAAAGGACAGTTTTTCGGTTATACATCGACCACACAGGCAGTCAAAGTATTTTACTGCGAGAACTTCTTTGCGAACTACTGGAAACGTTTGAGAGGTCTGCTGCTTATCAACGGAGTGTATCATGTGAAAGCAGTTCCTCCGTACAACTCAACAGGTGCGGGGTACACAAACACAGGACTGACACCGTCCGGAACATCCGGAGGCTACTGTTCAAGAATGGAAATGGCATCCGACATCGGAAGAATCCCGACCGTTGCATCCGGAAGTGAGACCACATACGAATGTGATGGGTTATGGTTCAACAATACGATTGTTGCAGTTGCCCTGTTCGGTGGCTTCCGTGGCGACGGGTCGAAGTGCGGTTTGTCGTACTGGAATGTGAACAACCCTGCGACGAACGTGAACACGAACATCGTGGCGAGCCAATCTTATCAAATTATGGAGCATTTAACCAAAAGCACACCTTTTTCCTACACCGCAGGGTGTTGAAATACACCTAACCAGTGGAAATGATACCGATGCAGGCAGGGTCGAGTAAGAATATCAGAAAGACCTTGAGGTGATAAGAAAGATGGGAAAGAAATCCGTCAATAACCTGTACAAGCCTATGTTAGAACATAGCAATGTTGAGCAAAAATTTCATAAAGCAGCAAAGGGCAAGACAGAGCGTCCGGACGTTGCGGTGATATTAGAGCCGACCAACATTCAGAGACATGTCAAGAACGTCGTCGAGCAACTTGAGAACACTGCACCGGAGGGGTACGACATACCACATCCGGAAAAGGCATGGAAACCATCAAGACACGGAAAAGTCTGCATCAACGAGGGAACAAGCAGGAAAGTGAGAATGATTGAGAAACCTCGATACAATTATGAGCAGGTGATTCATCACATTGTCGTCTCTGCGTGTTATGACATTTTCATGAAAGGGATGTATGAGTTCTCATGTGGGAGCGTACCGAACAGGGGTGCTCATTATGGGAAAAAGTACATCGAGAGGTGGATTCAGCGAGACAAAAAGAACTGCAAATATGTTCTCAAGATGGATATTCGACACTTTTTCGAGAGTGTTGACCATGATGTCTTGAAAGCGTGGCTCAAGAAGAAAATCAGAGACGAGAGAATGTTGTACATCCTCGAACTGATAATTGATGGGAGCGAGGTCGGGTTGCCTTTAGGGTTTTACACGTCGCAGTGGTTGTCAAATTTCATGTTGCAGCCTCTCGACCATTTCATCAAAGAGCAGTTGAAAGCGGTGCATTATATCCGGTATATGGATGATATGGTGGTGTTCGGAAAGAACAAAAAGGAACTCCACAGGATGCAGCAGGAGATTGAGAGATTCTTGAGAGAAAAGTTCAACTTGCAGATGAAAGGAAACTGGCAGGTGTTCCGGTTCGATTACACAGAGAAAAAGACCGGAAAGAGAAAAGGGAGACCACTCGATTTCATGGGATTCCAGTTCTATCACGACAAGACGATTCTGCGGGAAAGCATCATGTTGAGTTGCACACGGAAAGTCAACCGTGTCGCAAAGAAAGAGAAAATCACATGGTACGATGCAACCGCAATTCTGTCATACATGGGTTACTTGAGCAATACAGACACATACGACATGTACCTGCAAAGGGTCAAGCCTTATGTGAATGTTAAGAAATTAAAGAAAATAGTTAGCAAACATTCAAAGCGAAAGGAGCGAGAAAAACATGAAAGAATGGAGAGAAGTGTTCGGAACGGAGGCAGAACAGCCGGAGGAGTTCGACACAACAGCGTCACCGACAACGGTATATCAGAGACGCAATATCAAGAAAGCAACGAAAGAGGATGCAGACGGAAAGAAAATCACCGGATGGCAGCGAGAGGAGCGTGAGATGTCACGGGAGGAATATGACAGATTGACGCTCATGCAGGAGGTTGTTGCATCCAACACAACAGGAATCGTTGAATCCGTGACACAGTTTCAGAAAGATGCAGTCATTGACGAATACACACAGCAGTTGATTGAGGAGGGGTTGATTTAGTATGAAAATGCTTGTTGAAAGTCTCAAAAGAATGTACAAAAAAGGCACTCT